CCCCCGTGTCGCATAGATATATGTAAAAGTCATTTGATTATGTAACTTAAACAATGTCTATAAATCATTAACTATATTTTATTCTCGTTAGGGAACAAAGGTATAGTTAAAGGATACATGGTTCTATCGGCTATGCCTGCTTCATTTACCACGAAGCGTAATAGACCCGGTCTTACTGTGACTAGCTTTGAAGCTCCCTCAGCTTCCATAACATCTATTGTGTGACTATCTAAATCGGACCATTTGTAACGGTCAAATAAAGATGAATCAACATTAGTGTACCATTTCACCATGTGAGACGGTACAACATTAGATTGATATTGAAAGCACCGAAGAGCCGTAGGTATACCATTAATTTCACGAACGTCAAGTTCGGCAACTAATGATTCCCTAGGCCATTCGGGTGAGGCAACGCTAGTAATCGAATTTAAATCAGTGCCACCTAAAACTCTTTTTGAAACGTAACTACGCCTAAGGCTTAGCCACAAATCATAGAGTGAAGGGTCACAAATAGGCCCGTTGTTTGAGGCCCACGATCTGATTCGATTTAGTAACCAGATAACTCGTTGAGGGTTATCTAGAGGCTTACGGATGTAAAAGGGTGTAACATTCATCCCTTTGAAATAATGAGCACCACAGGATTCCCTGAACGGACCCTCAATAAAAGTCTTAGATATATTGGTTTGAAAACCAACATCACTAAGAACAGATATGAGGTTACGAGCAGAGTCACTAGGGCAAATTATATCATCACCGTAAACGCTGACACAAGCTTGGTTATCCTTATTCATTTCGACGACGGCAAAAGCCAATGCGTAAAATATAAGGGATTCAAGCTCGAAAGTGAAACCGTTTCCCATAGAGCTAAACTTTTCCCAGGTGATCTCACGACCATCGGGTAGTTTACCTTTAGGGGAGCGAAGATCGTCCAAGAGTTCGAACCAGTTAAACGGTAAGAGCTCCATTACGAGACGATAAGCTAAGCTATCGGACGCAGCCTTCAAATCAATAGTAGCAATGAGGCCTGTAAGGGCACCATATTTAGCTAATTTTTGATTTCGGGACTGATCACGAAGGTCTATACCATATTTAAGTAGTTGCTTACGAATGTATTTTCCAATACTTCGTTGTAGTAACATATTTAAATCCGGTTCCTTTGCGATTGCGCGGTCGATATCGGTTTTCTTTGGTACAGTATCAATATGGTTTCCCATACATATTTTTATATTGCCGAGGGCACCAGCATTATCCCATAAGGGCGTTTGCTTTATTAGTGCTTTGGCATACTTATATGCAGATGGGGTAACTTCCACAGGATTGAGAGTGTTATATTTGAAATACGGATCACCTTTCTTTCTGGTACGAGTAGTACTCGCGCCCGAAGAAAAAGATGCATCCTCAAACATTCCATAATCAATATCGCCAAGAATTTCGGCGATTTTTCTCTGTGCTAGTAACATAACTCCGTTAAAGAACAGGGTAGGAGTTGAACGCGCAAAACCATCACGGTTTATGCGTAAACATTCAATCTCACTATCCTCCATTGCTTTAATGGCGTTATCAGCTCGAGTTTTCGCTGAAACACCTGGTCGAGGCAGCTTAGAAAGCAGCTCTTGTTCCAAGTAGTTCCAACGAAAAGATTCCGGACTATAAGCTTCAGAGCTAAGGCTCTTCGGTTTACAATCA